GAAATTATTGAAGAAGAGGATATGGGAGAAATCGGAGAAGAGTTTTTTGATGATGATATTGTACTTGATTATGTGGAAGTTGAACTTACAGATGAAGAGATTGAAGAGCTTGAACGTGAGATGGAAAGAGATGTTAAGAAACTTGAATACGAAGAAGAGATTGAGATATTTATATTTGAAGATGAAGAAGAACTTGAAGATTTTATTGATACAATTATTGAAGTAGAGGAATTTTTAGAAGAGTTTGAAGAAGTAGAGATTATAATTATAGAAGATATAAAAGATTTAGATATTGATATAGACGACTGGAACACAGAGTTTGAAGAAATAGAAGATGAGGAAACAATAGAAGATGAGCTGGACAAAGAGATACCTAGAGATGACAAAGATAGAGAAGATGAACTTCAAGATGAAGAGATTTTTGTTGAGCCAATACCAGAAGATGTCAAAGAAGAAGTAGCAGAACTAGAAGAAGTCATAGAAGAAATAGTAGTAATAGAGTTAGAGGAAGATTTAACAGATGAAGAAGTTACAGAGGCCATTGAAGTATATGTGCAAGAACTCGCACCAGAAGAAGTTGTAGAAGTATTAGAAGAGGTTAACGACATAGGTGTACAGAACTTAGAACAAGCTACAGAAGAGGTACAAGAAGTTGTACAAGCTGTTGTTGAGGAGGCTATTAATGATATTGAAATACTTACTGAAGAACAAGTTGAAGTTGTCGCTGAAGTATTACAGGTACAGACTGAAGATGTTGAAATTATTGCAGAGGCAATACAAGAGGATGAAGTTGTTGCAGTAGCTGTTGAAGAGTACGTTGAGAGAGCTGTAGAGAATGCAGATGTAGAGAACTACACATTAGCTGACGTTGTTACAGAGGTACAGTTTGAAACATTCTTAGACAATCCAATAGAAACTTTTGTAGATGTAGATTTTTCTGAAATAACTATAGGAAACATAGGAGATGATATGACAAATGACCAGAAAGAAAAAGCACAAGAGGTAGTAGTTCCTGTAATCTTGACTAGAATAGCTAGTATGGCTGCGTTTATGTTTAGGAAACAAATATGATAAATAAATTATGGTCCTGGTTAGTAGAGGCTATCAAAGAAACACTTAACCTTAGCTGGACTTTAGTAGGTTTAGTTATTGCTACACTAACGTTGACTGGTAGTGCGCAGCAAGTCACAGGATTAGCAACATTAATTACATTAGGTATATGGTTATTAACTATTGGTTTTAGGAAATAATGTGGTTTGATGATGTTATACTTGATGACATTGATGATGAGATAGATAATCATTGTCGTACTTTTAAAGCAGACAATGGATATACAAATGTAACTATTTGCAATTGTAAATATCCAAGTAGGTAGGAGGTAAAATGAAACTACAAGTAGTAAGAACACAGTTCGGTAAAGATGCAACAAACGGAATGTTATTCATAGATGGAATGTTTGAATGCTTTACTTTAGAGGACCAAATTCAAGCAGTGAAAATTCACTCTGAAACAGCAATACCATTAGGTTCATATAATGTAGTGCTAAGAGCTGAAGGAGGTTTCAATAAACGTTACCTATCTTCCTACGGTAGCACCTTCCATAAAGGGATGCTGTGGATTCAAGATGTACCAGGATTTGAGTGGATTCTTATACACAAAGGTAACACTGATGAACATACAGCAGGATGTTTATTAGTAGGTGAAACACAACAAGACTTAGATAAAGGTAAGGATGGTTTTGTTGGTGGTTCTGGTGACGCATATAAAAAAATGTACCCAAAAGTAAGAAATGCTTTACAAAATGGTGACAAAGTAACAATAGAATACATGGATATACAACTAGAGCCAAAAGAAAAACCACAAGAATCAAATGATATGTATGAAAAGTTACAAGAGATAAGCGGTGAAATCAAAGTATTAAATGCTAAACTTGATGGTAAGAATATAACATAATGTTTAATAGAAATAAACGAGCAAGAAACCAGGATGGTACATTCAAGAAGGATGTATGGTGGACACCTTGGTCCGATTCATGGGAGTATAAAATGAGTGATGACTTAAAAGATATGCTGACAAAAACCCTGTGGACTTTTATTGAGGCAGCAATTGGTGCCTTAGTTGTTAGTCCATTGATTGGTGTTGACATAAATGCTTTACAAGCAGCTGCAATTGCAGGTGGTGGAGCAGCATTAGTCGTAGTCAAAGAGTACGCAAAGAAACAAATATCAAAATAAATTGTCAAAGAATATACCAGACGAGTGGGGTAATAATTTCTACAAGTCTGGATGGCAGCCAGGGCTAGAACTAAATGAGGCTACGGGCCTCGGAGAAATTACACACGTTGGAACGGACCCAAACTACCGTAATAAGTTTGATGACATCCTTCGTGGCTGGGGTTTTGACCCAGAGCTTTATGAAATTGTAGATACAGTCAAGGCATCGTCCTGGAATACACAATTGAAAGGCGGAACTGTTGAAACATTTTATGCTTTTAAAGGTGTTGTTAAAAAGAAAAAACCTGGACAAGATAAATACTTCCAGGCATTGTTCAAACAAGCTAGTCGTAAGCCACCTCTTAAACTAAAAACACATGGTGGAGATACAGCATTCTTATGGTTCATGGCTGATTGGCAGCTTGGTAAAAAAGATTTCGGTGTTGAGAACACTATCAAAAGATATGACCTGGCATTACAAGATGGTGTAAACAGAATCAAAGAGCTGCGCAAGTCTGGTGTCCAGGTAGATGAAATATACATGATAGGATTAGGTGACCTTACCGAAGGCTGCAGTCCTACCTATTACGAATCATTACCGCATAATATAAGTTTGTCATTGATTGAGCAATACGCACTTGCTAGGTCCATGATGATGAAAACAGTAGAAACATTTTTACCACATGCCGATAAATTAATTTTGGCTGGATGTCCAGGAAATCATGGAGAAGTTTCTCGCACAAGTAAAGGCCAGGTATCTACAAGCAGACTAGATAATTCAGATACAATGCACATTCAGATATGTGATGAGATTATGAAAGCTAATACAGAACGATATAAAAAAGTAAAGGTCATAGTGCCAGATGGATTTCATCAAGTAATGAAAATTAAATCTATAAGTTGTGCTTGGCTCCATGGCCACATGAGTGCTGGTTCGGGGAATGCAGAGGCAAAGATTGAGAATTGGTGGAAGGGTCAAATGTATGGACAACTAGATACTAAAGATGTTTCAATACTTATCTCTGGTCATTATCATCACTTCCGTGCTAAACAACAGGGAGATAGAACTTGGTTTCAAAGTCCTAGTTTAGATAAGAGTATAGATTTTACAGAGAGAACTGGTAACTGGTCCCATCCTGGTGTACTTACCTTTACAGTAAATAAAAAAGGATGGGATAATCTAAAGATTCTTTAGTTACTCTTCCTCTGTTTTAGATTCTTTATTTTCTAAGAACATTGGATTGATTGGCAAGACAGCTTTTAATTCTTGTTTGCCTTTGTTCGGACCAGCATTATGTGTAATTATTACAGATTGAAACAAACCTCTAACTTCTAGTTCTGCTAAAAGTGTTACAACATCTGCATCTTTGACTGACAAATCACTCATTAGAACGGTGCCTCCTTAAATTCTTTAAGAGAATACATAGCTACATTACCTTTGTGTCCATGATTCCAGAACGGATGTTCCTTACAGTATGCAGATTCAATACGATGGCCCATGTTTTTTAGGTCATGTATTCTTTGTGCATAATCTTTTATAAACAACTGTAGAAAATGTGTGCCACAAACATAATCAAATCTACGTTCTCTTAATTTTTCTAATACTCTATGGTTATCGGTACCTTCCTTTGGTTCCTTAGCCTCTGTGAATAACATACCCTGCATCATTACTGATTACCGTCTTGTAATTTCCAAGGTGAATCATTCCTGTTTATCCAATCAAAAATATTACCTTTAGTAATTGTTCCGTCATTCAATGCCTTCTTTGCTTTTTCGTAAAGCTCAACATCATCATCGGCTGCCCTGTTTAATACCTCATTAAAAGGTTTTAACTGTGCATCGCTAGGTGGTTCTTGTTCCCAAGCACCTGGTGCTGGTCGTTCTCCCACTTCTTCCTCCTTTATTTCTTGTACGTCATCAAGATTCTCAATGATTTTATTTACAATAGGCTCATTGTTTTTTCTCTCTTCAAACGTATCTTTATTTTTGTCAACATATTCATCAACAAAATCTAAAAATATTCTTATGTCAGCATCATCCCATGATTCAATAGAATCTTTATTTGTTTTAATTACAGTCCTGTTAAAACAATCTTGATAACATCTCATGGCAAAGCTCTTATCTTCTTTGCAACTGACATAGACCATTTCTTTTAATTGTAGTTCAGAGATTCTCGGACTAGAAGGGGATGTCCCAGTCTTTGGTTCCTGTAACTTTTTTACAGGGGTAGAACTGCCCTCCGAATAATGTTCTTCTTCCGTTGTTTCTCCCGTCCATAACTCTAGTCCTAAACCTATTCTCATGCAGCATCTCTTTATACCATCTGATACTGCTAGCTTTAGGATTTCTGATTCAGTTATGTTCCTTGCAATTTCATGTATATTAACGTCACCAACTTCAACAATAGTTTGGTCCGCATCTTTTAAATACAGTGTGCATTTGGCACCAACAATTGCGTTATCTTTATCCCTTATGATGTCATAAGAAAAATCATAACCTCCAGGTATCACATCAACTAAACGTTGTGTATATAAATGGTGTGGTACGTACTTGCCAAACTTTCCTTTTGGTGCAGGCTTTACTATATCTGCTGGAAAGTTTTTAATTAATTTTTTCCTAGTTTCCTGGCTCATATCTTCCTTCCTCTACTTGTTTTACAATTGTATATATATGTTTACGTGATACGTCTGCAGCTGCAGCTATCTCATGTATTCTCATCTTTGTACTCTCACGAGATTTGAACAGCTTTACAATCATAAGATTTCTAGCTTTGATTTTATTCTTGATGTCTTTTGAATTAGATTTTAATTCTTCCAACAACAAATCTTCATAGCTTGCTATTTGTTTCGCCATCTTCCTCTTCCTCTCTTTTTAATTTCTAATACTATATCCTCAACAGAATCTGTTGAATGCTTTATACCTAAGTCTTTTAGTAAAGCATTTATATTGTCGTCATCTAATGGAACAGACACTCTGTTGATTCCTTCCGTTATTTATTTATAAATAAATGGGTTGATTTGTTGGTACGTTTACTGATGGTTGACCGAACAAGGTACATAAATGATTAACACAAACGTGCCTGGCATTTATCACCACGGTATGTTGGCCACACATCATACAAATGCTTGACAAACGTTACCTCCTTATACAATTCTTAGTAACTATTGTACACTACTTGTCCCATTTTTTCATCTTTTTCTTGGCAAATCGGTAGCCCTTCCATGTAAGGAACTGATAGTAAGCCACCACTAGAGTGAACCCTACACCTACTGCTAACATGGTCAACAATATAAAGCCCTGTACACTGCACATAACTACACCTCCTCTCTATCTTTTACTGTTACTCTTCTGACAGTTGTCTTGCCCTCTTCAAAAGCCTTGATATGTATTTGGGCCTCTGCATAGGTGTAACCCTGGCTCAAACAGAACCAAAGCTGTTGTATAATTTCTGTATCTGTCATTGTTCTTTACCTTTCTTGATTAGTCTTTGATGCCTGGCATATACTCTCTTGAATCTTCTCTTGGTTTGATACTCTCCAATGATTCTCCCTGCAAGATATGCAACAACAACTGCTATTAGCTCAATCAAAGTAATCATCCTCCTTGCCTTTTAGTTTTCTATTAATTGCAGCTTGTACTGCATCTTCACGTTTTTCAAATTTATAAAGTTGCTTTTGTAAATGTTTTATGTTTATGTACATGGCACCTGTTAAGAATGCCCATGAAATTAAAACAATTACTGCTAGTCCATAGATTAGCTCAATCATTAGTGACCCCATCCTGGTGCTGTTTCGTGAAGTGGTTTACCATTCCAAGGCAAAGCACAACTAAAACTACGTGTTGCAATATACCCGTCTTGTGGAACCTTGGTTATCTCTTCTGAAATAACTGCGTCTGGAACTGGTTCTACCAACAATGCGCTTGTATAGTTAGCAACTGTTTTGCTACCAATCTTGACTACCTTGATAGATGCTTTGAGTTTTTTTGTAACTTTGTAAAACTCATTTTGTGTTTGGTCATAACCCCAACTATCAACAAAGATATCTCCAATTTGTATTGAATCAAAGAACTCTAGCTTATCTTT